ATGAATTTTCTAAAAATTCTAGTGGCCATAGTAAATTATTTATTTTTTATCCTGCTTAATAATATTAAAATTAAGTATGTGAAATGTAATGATTTAGATTTTTTTAGTATAGAATATAAGGGTAAAAACTTTAAATAAAAATTAGTGGCCGTAGGGGAAATTTATACTTCCCTTATGGCTAATTAAAAATAATTTGACAAAAACGATCAAAAAAATCACCTAGAATTAACCAGGTGATTTAGTACATATACACATTTAAGTAGGAGGATTTTCACCTCCTCATATTTTAATAATCTTGCTAGATATAATTTTACTTACTACCATTTTACCTTATTATATCCCCTATTAAAACTCTATCTTTTCCCTTTTACATCCCTAAAGCCTCGATTCCCCATAATAGAGTACTTAATTCATTTAACACTAAATCTGACCATATTTTAGGTTGATTCTTCCCACACTTTAAAGTTCCTATTATTTCTTCATTACTTTTTTCTTCGATGTAATACATTTCAAAAGCTCTATATTTATACTCTATACATTCTTTTCTAAATCTTCTTTTTAATATTTTCAAGGCGCTGTCTACATAAGCCATCATTTTCATAGTCCTTAATTTTGTCCTTGTAATACTTGTTATCCAAACTTCGTCGTCCACATTGTCAACTTCTATGTCTAGATCCACATTAACATTTTCTATATGTTCTTTTAATTTATTATAGTTTTTCATTAATAATCTTGTATTGTGTAGTCTTTTATCCTTTTGAATAATACTTTTTTCTTTATCATATTCTCTTATAGCTTCTTTAGTGGCTTTACTTATAACCTCATCTATATTTATATTATCTATCATACTAAACCTCCTTATATGTTTTTAATCTTGCTTTTACTGCTTCTAGTAATACGTTCTGATTAACTTCTTTACTACCTAAAGTTTTTATAACATCTTCATCTACAGTATCCTTACTTACTAGATGATGAATTATAACACTTTCCTTTTGTCCTTGCCTATGAAGTCTTGCATTAGCCTGTTGATATAACTCTAAACTCCATGTAAGCCCAAACCAAACAATAATATTGCCCCCATATTGAAGGTTTAATCCATGCCCTGCTGAAGCTGGATGTACTAAAAGTATAGGTATTTCTCCATTATTCCATTTTTTAATATCCTTTGAATCTTCTAATCCTATTGCATTTAACTTTTTAGATTTTAAAAAATTAACTATTCTATCAAAATCATGCTTAAAGCTATAAAATATTAAAACTGGTTTACCATTAGCTGATTCAATAATATCTAATAAAGCTTTTAGTTTTTCGTCATGAATTTCTATAACCTGCTTGTCCTCTGAATATATTGCCCCATTAGACATTTGTAATAATTTATTAGTAAGTACTGCTGCATTAGCTGCTGTAATATCATCTTCACCTAATTCTAATACTAAATCCTTTTCTAGTTGCTTATATTTATTTATTGCATTTTTAGGTAAATTGATATTAATTATATTATCAATTCTTTCAGGAATATCTAAATAATCTTTGGCCATCATAGAAATACAAATATCACCTATCTTTTTATGGATCTGTTCTTCTGCTCCATCTTTTAGCTCCCAATTATAAACTATATATTGATTTCTTTTTCCTGGGTTAAAATACTGTTGCCTGTAACTTGTGATGGTTCTACCTAATCTTTTACCACCATCTAACAAATAAATTTGTGGCCATAAATCTATTAAACTATTAGGTGCTGGGGTCCCAGTAAGTCCTACCATTCTTTTAAAGTATGGCCTAACTTTCTTTAAAGCTCTAAACCTTTTAGCCTTAGAAGATTTAAAGGAACTTAATTCATCTATAACTACCATATCCCATAACCAACTACTAAAGCATTCATTAACCAACCAATCTATATTTTCTCTATTAGTTACATAGATATCAGCATCTTTCATTAAAGCCTCTTTTCTCTGTTTTTTAGTTCCTAAGATTTTTGATACTCTTAAATGTTTTATATGATCCCATTTTTCAACTTCAGTACTCCACGTATCTTCTGCAACTCTAAGTGGTGCTATAACTAAAACTTTATATACTTCGCCTAGGAAAATTAAATTATCTATTGCTGTTAATGTACTAACAGTTTTACCCATACCCATATCTACGCTGTGGGGAGAAATAAACCTGAAGCTTTGTTATCTAAAATATGATTTATTGCATATTCTTGATAATTCCAAGGTTTAAAATCCACACTACCACCTTCTTTCTTTTCTAAACTTAAAAATTATCTAATCTTCTTTATGAAATTATTTATCCCCTCAATACTATCTATAATTTCTACCCTAAACCCTAAAGCTCTTAATTCTTTAATCCTATATTTTTGTATAGGTCTTGGTTCTTTACCTGGTGCTTTAAGCTCTACAAAAACAATCCTTCCTTGTGGTAATAAAATAATCCTATCAGGCACTCCTGACACTCCTGGACTTACAAACTTTAAAGCTTTACCACCTAACTTCTCAATTTCTTTTTTAAGCCTTTTTTCAATTCTTGATTCTTCTATTTAAACCACCTTCCAATTTTTAGGTGTTACCATGTTACCAAAGTTTCTATATAATATATATCCGTGTTATTAGGCATATGGGTATATATACGTATATGCCTAATTATATAAATACTACTTATATATAATATTTTGGTAACATTGGTAACACTAGCTATATAAGCATTGGTATATCTAACTTTAAGGTGTTACCAAAAGCGTTACCAAAGTGATTTTTAATGGTAACATTGGTAACATCCTTTAATTTAACTTTGGTAACGCTAAATTTTACGTATATAAGCTCTTTGGATACCATAAACTTTACCAAATCTCAATTTACTTTTATGTCTTTCCCATTCTTTAAGTCCTTTTAGAATATCGTTAATTTCTCTACTGTGTAATGGTGTAAGCTGTTTAGGATCTCCATTAAAGAGTTCTACCCATATTTCCATAACACACGTTTTATCTCTTTTTAAAGTACCCTCTGGAATTTCTCCAAAATCAGAACCCTGTATATAATTTCTCCTCTCAGATAATCCTAAACTATACCAATTATCAGGCAATGGTTTGTTAAGATATTCTTCAACTAATCCGGTTTTTGCACTTTCTTCACTGTGTGCATCTTGCTGTTTTTCGGCTTCTTTTTTCTCTTCATCATTTAAGTTTAAAGGTTCTTTATTTTTCCATAGTTCCACAGCTTCGGCCCATATTTGATTGATTTCATAATCTGTTAAATCACTCCATACATATTTATTATATTTTTGAGTACCTACATCAACTGGCCAAAACCTTCTAGAACCTGTTTTATCTCTTAAAAATTCTTTATCATTAGTAGTACCTATAAATATACATTGTCTTGGAAAACGGCTTGTCCTTCTACCATAAGCCACTCTGTAAATATCCTCTTGTTTAGATAAAAAATGTTTTGTTGCTTCAATATCTGCTTTTTTAGTTGCTGTCATTTCTCCCATTTCAATTAACCAAAAACCTTGAAGTTGTTCATAAGCTTCTTTACCACTTACGGTTGTTAAACTATCACTATACCAATCCTTACCTAGTTTTTTTATTATAGTACTTTTACCTATTCCCTGTGGTCCACTTAAAACAAGCATAGTATCAAATTTAATTCCTGGAATAAAAATTCTTGCCACTGCTCCTACTAGTGTTTTCCTTGTAACTGTTTTTACATAATTACTATCTTCTGCACCTAGATAATCTATTAATAAAGTGTTTATTCTCTCTTTACCATCCCATTTAAGACTATTTAAATATTCTTTAATAGGATGAAAAGAATACTTTTCAAAAACTAATGCTAAAGCATCAGCACATTTTGCAGTACTTGAGATACTGTAATATTTCTCAATAAATTCTCTTAATCCACTATCATCTGTATCATTCCAATCTGATATGTTGTCTTTTTTTCTCCAAGGAAGTTGGCCAATAACTACAGCTCTGTTGGAAAACTCATTATAAGCTATCTTACCTTTAAGCATTGGGTCATTTTCTATTATTAATAAAAAGTTACTAATAGTACTTCTTACTTTGCCTTGTTCTGTGTAAGTAATTTCTTTTAACCACTCTGTATCTACTTCCTCAGTTTCAACAATACCAAAATCCTCTTGAGCTTTTTCCATTCTTTCTTTCCCTAAAGTCTGCATTACTTTTTCATCAGAACTAGCAAACTCACTCATTCTACTAAAAGATGGCATTCTATTGGCTGGAGTATCTGGTTTAGCCTCATCATCTAAATGGCCAAACTTATGAATTCTAACTAGGTCAAAGGAATTACATAAAATATTACTAGCTGGATCCGTACCATGATGGCTATAACTAAATTTATTCTCATATACTACAGCCCCGCCTGTAGTTGAACCTTCTGCATATGTATACCTGGTTTCATCCGCACCAGGTACGTACACATCCTCTAAAAATTCTGATATAGCCTCTGAAATACTGTAAGTCCTACAAAATGCCCCTATAATACCTTTCTTTTCTAGCGGGTCCTCTTGCTTCTTTATTGCGTTATTTAATTTTGCCCTAGCTCTTGAACTTTCTGGCCAATAACTTACATCTTGCCACCCAAAAGTATATCTATCTAATATTTCATCAGGATTTAACCACGGTTCATCTTGGATTTTAAAAATATAATCTCCATCACTTGAAGTACTTGGCCAATACATTAACCTACTAGGTTCATAGGTTGTATCATCAAATTGATCTATGCCTAGGTCACTAGCTATCATCCTAGATATAGCCTGATATTCATCTGGAAGTACTGGTCTACTTATAGGAATTACTAATCTTAATCTTTGATTATCTGCTGCATGAGTATGAGTTGAATACATAGCCACTGAAAAATCCCATAGCAGTTCTATACTTGACCATATATCACCACTAACGTAGTCTAAGTCTAAAGTTAATAATGTTCTATTCTGGACATTCTCTGCTTTTCTACGCCCATTCTTAAGACCACCGCCTACAAATCCACCTACATCTTTAATCCTATCCTTTTCAGTTTTAGCCATTTTCTTATACTCTGCATAAGTCTCAGGTGTTCTTGTAGTATTAGATAACTTATCAACTAACTCTGACCATAGAATATTTTTATTTTTCCAATGGGTTTCCTTTCTGCTTTTTCCAGTAGCTATAGCTATGGTCCCATCATATTTAATTTTAGGTTTATCTTCTGTTTTATAGGCTTCCAAGGTATCACCTCTTTTCTATTTTATAACTTGTTATTATTTGGGATATAATGTAGAATTATTATATAATTCAAATGGAAGGAGAATGTAAATGACAATTATTTTATTAATTCTAACTCTAGTTGCTGTCTTATTCATACTTTATAAAGTTGTTACCAGTACCACTATTCCAAATTTAAATATAAATATTAATAATAAAAACCGTAGTCCTTATATAAGAGACAGTTTTAACAATACAACAAATATAGATAACTCCACTCACAATACAATAAACTTTAGTGATAACTCTTATAATGATTCAAGTAACATAATTCTGTATTTACTTGGTTTGTTTATTACTGGAGTAATTGCAACTAATTTTTATAAAAAGAATATTGATAAAATAAATTCAGTTCTAATTTTTTCAATATTAATTGTGGCTGTTATTTATTTATGTGTTGGACTATATTCCAAGCTTAAAGGATTCCTAAGCAAAGAATTAATTGTATATTTAATATTATCTTTTTGGGCTTTGTTTATTGTAATATACTTTTTCTTTTATCCACAGTATACGCCTGCTAATATATCCACATTAAAACCATATACAGCAACCTTCATTATTCTCAGATTAATTGGCAGCTTTGGCCAAATAATAATCACTCTAGTTTCATTAGTACAAATTTTGAAAAATTACTCTTTAGACCAAATTAAAACTTCATTTATTGTAATGACAATAATTTCAATAATATGTTTCATGAGCACATCAGGAATAGCATTGCATCTTATTACTACACTATATAATTTTTCCTAATTCCTTGTAATGTAGCTATTAATCTTTCATATAGTAGCTACATTCATATCCATCAGCTTTCAAAGGTAATCCTGGAGCCCACTTTATTGGCTGACCCATTAATTCATTTATTTCTTTAACTGTAGCCATGTCTTTTGGTATATCTAATACAACTTCATCATGTACATGCATTACTATGTCATACCCTGCTTTATCTACTCTAAACATAGCTTCTCTTAAACAATCCCTAGATGTAGCTTGTATTATATTCTCCACTAATTTAGGACCATAAGTATCTATTCTTTTCCATTGCTTAGATGTTTGTTCCATACCTTCATAGGTAATTTTGTCACCGCTAAAAGTCTCATGAGGTTCTATCTTAGGTCTTATATATGATAATTTTCTACCACTAGGTAGTTGTATAAATAAAACTCCTGGATCATATATAAATTTAAGCCCAAACTGCATATTTACAGTGGTTCTTTCTCTTATAGCCTTTTTAGCTGCCTTGTCTACATCCCACCAAAACTTAGTTATATTAGGATTAGCATTTCTCCAACTTTTAACTAGTCCTGGAAGTTCTTCTTCTGGAATACTCTTTTTTCTATCCATTGAACTAAGAGCTCCAACACTTCCACCATACCCAAGTGCTAATTCTGCTATTTTTCCTTTTTGCCTTAACTCTGAACCCTTTTTTATGCTTTCTATAGGTACCTTAAACATCTGACTAGCTGAAGCTTCATATATTTTTCCATGTGTACTAAAAACATCCAATCTCCATTGTTCTCCAGCAAACCATGCGATAACTCTAGCTTCTATAGCACTAAAGTCTGATACTATAAATCTGTTCCCTTCTCTAGGTATAAAAGCTGTTCTTATTAACTGGCTCAATGTATCTGGAACACTATCAAATAAAAATTCTACTTCTTCAAATTTTCCTTCTTTAACAAAATTCCTAGCATTGTCTAAATCAGGTAAATGATTTTGAGGTAAGTTTTGTACTTGAACTAATCTTCCTGCCCATCTGCCTGTCCTGTTAGCTCCATAGAATTGTAATAAACCTCTTACTCTACCATCTTTGCATCTTGCATTTTGCATTGTGTCATATTTCTTAATAGAGGTTTTGGCCATTAATTGCCTTAGTTCTAACATTTTTATAACTTCACTTTTATTTAAATCCTTAGCTTCTTCAATAAGTCCTGGAATACTTGTTTTAGTTAATGACTTTACCTCTCTTCCAAGCCTTTCGCCAATCCATTTTTTTATTTGTGTAGGACTGTTTGGATTTTCAAGTCCTGTAAGTTTAATAGCAGCCTTTGTTAATCTTTCAGTATAGTTTGTATCACATTCAATAGCCTGCTTTATAAGTATTAAATCAGTGCCAATCCCTCTATCATTTATGTGTTGATCCAGCTGCCATAATTTTTGTTCTTCTACTTTAGTTTCATATTTATTTAGTAAATTTCTTATTTCTCTTTCTACCTCAACGTCTCGCTTACAGTATTCTTTAAATAATTCCCACTTCTCCATATCATGTTCTGGAAGATTCCTGGTTCTCTTACCATTTGTTTTAGTAGGTTTGCAAGGCTTACAAAAATATTGTATTAATGCTTTACCCTCTTTCATCTTTTGCTTATCTTCTTCAAAATTAAGTGCCTTACCAACCATATCCAAGGAACTTGGTAGCCCTAGTGTCAAAGCTTTTACCATGGTACATTCCCATTGTTCTGGTGGGCATAAAGCTGGGTATTGATTCTTTATTGAATTTCTTTCAAAGTTAGCATTAAATGCAGTTTTTATAATGTTTGGATCTGTTAATGCATAAAATACATTGGAAGGTAATTTTTCTCCATTTGCTAAATCTACTATTTGTACTGGTTCATTATTAAAAGCATAAGCAAATAGTAATATTTCAAAATCAGGAGATTCACAATATTTATAAGCACCTGAAGTCTTTATATCTACACTGCTATATGTCTCAACGTCTATAGATAAAGTATCAATAAATATCACCATCTTTCTTAAGGTCATAGTTTATTCAAATTTTATAATTAAGGGTGAGCTTAGTACTCACCCTATATGTTTTAACCTAAGAAATCATCTTCTTCAGTTTCTACAGAATCAAAGTCGTCCTCTGCTCTTGTAAATCCGCCTAATGGTTCACCATCTTCTAACTTTTGAACATTACCTAATCCACAAGCAATACCTTTATTACCACTTGCACTATAAGCATAGAAATTAAGAGTAAGTCTTGCATAGCAACCGCTATATACTTCTGTAGCATCTAATACAGGTTGTACATTTTTATCAACAACACCGGGCTTATTTTTACTATTAGCATTCAAGAAATAACAATTAGCATAAGCTTCGTCGTCTGGTCTTTCTGTATCTCCATCTCTTAAAGATGTCTTAAGAGTTGCAGGTACTTTACCATTCCATTTAGATTTTCCTAGTTCCTTAGCCTCATTGGTAGCTTCTTTAATAGCTTTTAATGTTTCTGTATCTGTCTTAGGTATTATTACACTTACTGAGTATTTAGGTTCGTTTCCTTCTATCGCATGAGGTTCAAATAAGTGTGCATAGCTTAATCTAACCTTTCCTGTAGTTACCTTTGTTCCTGTTCTTTTTGCTTTTATCATAATTAATCTCTCCTCTTTATAATAATTTTCTTTTTGTATCTCTTCTTCTACATAATCCATATACATAAGATACCTCTTTATTTAAAATCTGCTTCAGCAGAATTATAAACTGGCCTTTTATCTGTTATAGTTGCTAAAGTTGGCTTGCCTTGTGGCTTTATAATATAATCTCCTAAAAGTCTATTAACTTCTTTTTTACCTATAGCTTTTTCCATATTTGTAATTCCAGTAAGCTTCTTAGTATATATAATATTTTCTAAGAATCCTTGCCCTAAAAGTATTTCTCCTATTTTATCTTCATCAGTCCACTTTCTATTACTTCTACCTTCAACAACCTTAAATCCGTCAAATTCTTCACCTTGTAAAGCTTGTTCTAGTGCATATTCTTGTACATCTTTAGCCCAACTAATGAGTTCGTCAGCTTTACCTAGAATAAAGGCTATATCGTTATTATCTAAGGTATTTGGCTCTTGAAAATCATACTTAGCTAGTTCCATATTCTTATCAGCCCTAGCCTTGCATACTGCTTTAGCTCTACAGAATTTACAATGATCCCCTGCACAAAATTCGCCTTTGCCTTCATAGGCTAATTTAGCTATAGGTTTTAACTCTTCTTCTGCCCATTTAAGTAATTCTTCTACCATCATTTCATCTGTAGATATAGAATCTAACCTAGGTTGTATAATTGTCATTTTTATTTTTTTTATATCATATAAAAAATTAAACTCTGCTATAGCTCCTAATGCATATAATCTCATTTGCTTATTTCCTATAGCTGATACTGGAACACCTTTACCATACTTCAAATCACATATTTCCATTGTTCCATCTGCAATTATTACAAAGTCCCCAGTACCAAAACCATCAGGTACCCATTCACTAAAGTCTAATCTTTGTTCTATTTTAAATAATGCATCTGGCGTTTTAGCCTTAGCTTCTGCAACTTTTTCCATGCAAGTATCTACATAAACTTCTACATAATCTGGCATATCTTTTGTGAATAGTTTGTCTGCCTCTATTTTCTTGAACTCAGAATTATATTTCCTTGTGGATATAAGTTCTAAATTTTTCTTTAAACCTAACTCCCCTAATTCATGTGCTAAAGTTCCTTCCTTAGCAAACTCACTACTTTTATTAGGATAATTTTCTTCTAATCTTGCACTAGGTGGGCATGCAAGCCAACGACTTGCCCCACTAGCGCTAAGTATTGCGTGTTTTGCCATTATAGCAGCGCCTCCACTTCTTTTATTACTGCAGCATAGTGTTCTTCTTTTAATTCAGGCAGTTTACTAGCTCCATATTTTGCGGTTATCTCCTTAGCCTCTTTCTGTTTACCCGCTTGTATTAACTTTGTAAATACTGCTCTTACCATTTCTTTTGTAATTTCAGGTTCTTCTACTGGTTTATCTTCTTTCTTAGTTTGTTCTGCTGCTGAATTTTTTTCTTTCTTAGTATCTTGTTTAGGTGGATCCACTGATTTAGATTCCTCTTTTTTAATATCTTTCTTAACTTCTTTTTTAGGAGTCTCCTTGATTGCCTCTTTGTTTTCTGTAGATGCTTGCCCTACTTGTTTAGGCTCTATTTTTTGTATAATGTTAGTAGTAGTGCCAAAAGTATTAATAAAATTTAATAACTCCTCATTTGAATTAAATTCTGCTGTAATTTTCATAATTATTCTTCCTCCTTAAATTTCTTAACATTTTTATTAAATGGTTTAATCACCAAGAAAGTCATCTTCTAAATTGTTAGCTTGAATATCCATTAATTCTTTTTGAATAATTTTTAAGCATTCAGTATCTTCAACTTTTACCCCATATGTTTTTACTAAACCTTTGCTACATTTCCCATTGAATGAAATTGATATTGATAAGACTTTACTTAAAGGGTAAAACTCCCAGGATACATCTTGCTTTTGGGTAACTGTAATTTGAATAGCCTTAGTTAAAATATCCTGGATAATTTCATAGTTCTTGTCCATTAATCAGAACCTCCTAGAAACATTTTTGCTTCATGACTTTCTATATCAACTTTTTGAACTACCCATTTAGTCGCTTGCTCTACTCTGCTTTTAGTTTCTGAATATCTTTGAAATATCGCTATTGAATATGAATTATTAGCTTCAACAACTAATACATCACCATTTTTTAAATTTTCTATATCTGTTTTATAAGAATATTCTTGGTCAAAACTTCCTCTTGGGAACTTAACCATAGCTACTTTTTTATTCAATTGCTTATCTAACCCCTTTCTGCTATACTGTATTTAGGTTTTTTAATTAAATTTATTGGTGGCTTAAGCCATCTCTTTTTTTATACTGTTTACTTGAAATCTTAAATAATCTAGTGCCTCTATTTTTAATCTGGTAACATTACTTCTAGAACAACCAAATTTCCTGGCTATTTCTGCTTGAGTATAACTTTGCATATAATACATTTCTATAATTTCTTTTAATTTTTCTGGTAAGCTATCTATTAAAGTTTTTATTTCTATTTTTTCAAAGTTTAAATCATAATTTCTAATTGAATCTATATAGGCTATTTCATTATCAAGCCCATCTATAGCTGCGTCTAAACTATACGGAACGATACCCTCTAACCTCTCTTTTCTATTTTTGCCGTACCATTTATCACTTTCTATCATTCTTAAAATTTGTCCATCTACGTAAGGATAAGCATATGTGCTAAACTTTATCCTCCTGCTACTATCAAATCTATTTGTGGCTTTCATAAGACCTAAACATCCTTCTTGGAATAAATCTTCATAGGAGTATTTATGCTTAAATTGTTTATATCTTTTATTTGTAATAAGATATACAATACCCAAATGTTCCTCCGCATTAATCATTTATACCTCACCTCCTTATCCCTTTATATCTGTTGCATTTTTTATAATTATTACAACAATATTGTAGAAAATATTTTGTTCTAGATTCTGTATTTAAAAATTCTAGTCTGTCCCTTTTATGAAAACAGTTAATATAATATTTGTGTCCATTAGACCTACTCTGAAAATCTGGGCATTTAGCTTTATTCAATTTTTTATCACCACCTAAATTATATTTACAAGTAATATAAATACTGGAGTTAAGCCAACTGTTATCCAACCTCCCTTATTTTCTTTTATTAATCCTTTTAGATCCAGTATTATAAGAGCTGTAATTGCAATCAGGCTATATAGTGCTGTTATAGCTTGTCCTACTGTAGTCAATATCTACACCCCCTAAGCTTTTACTCCATATTTAATAGCCATTTCTTTAACTATTGACACATAGCCCTCTATAAGCTTCTTATCATCACCTATTACACTTACTTTATTTAGCCTATCTCTTTTGGACTTACACACTCCTTCATCTGCCATCCTTCTACGTTTATTAGTAAGTCTTTGTTCTAAATTCACACCCATTCTTTTATCTAGTAATGTATAAATCTCTTTTCTTACTTCACTAATATATTCAAAGCCGCCAAGGTTTTGAGCTATTTTATTTATTAATTTAGTAGAATCTTCCTTCCATGATGTGGTATCTAATTTAACTACATCTCTAATAGCTTGTACTTCTTCTTTAGTTTCTTGAACTGCTGCATTTAATTTCTTTTGTTCTAGTTCTGTAGTTGCTAGTGCTTTAAATAAATTATTAAACATTTGTAACTCTGGACTAAGTTGATTTACTTCTACTTTGTTTTCTTTAACCCTAAAGTATGTTTCTTCTAAGTTGTCGAACTGCTCCCATGCTTTATCAGTGTCCAATATTTTGCAATGGCGATTGGCTCCTCTTTCTGTCCATAGATATAAGCTTGCTGCTCTTTTACCAACTAGGTCAATATCATTGACTTGGTTCTTGAAATCCTTTAATTTTTCACCTTGTAAAAAATAATAATGTTTTCCTTTTATAAATTTATCCTTATGGTTATTAAAATTATTTTTTATGTTATTAAGATCTGTTCCATAAACCTCTGCTAGTTGCTCTGTTGTTAAAACTCTTTTTCCGCCTATTTCTACAGGCTTTATTTCTGTTATTACAGGTTGTCCATTTTCTATAGTTAAATTTATCTTTTTCATCTTGTTACCCC